CTGACATCCTTGACCATAGCGAAACCAAACACTATTACCGCTAGCAGTACAAAAATATCCCGGTTCATCTTTGTCGATACGAATCTGTCTTGAAATAGAAGGAACACTAAAAATACGGACAAACCAGTATGAATCATGTTTGAATTATAAAAAGATTTTTTTTATATTCATATCAAGATAAAATCTCTGACTTATATATAAATATAAATGCCAAGAAACACAATCGTGCGATTAAATAAACAAACTGCAGAAAAGGATAAGAAGCCTCTTTCTACGGAAAACAAGAAAAAACCTGCTCCTGCTGGAACAAATAAGAAGCCCGCTTCTCCAGGAAATAAGAAGCTTCATCCTATTTTGCAAAAAGCAGGTAACTTATTGGGATACTTCACGACTCCTAATATAAACGGATCAAACGATGAAACGAAAGATACAGTCGATCCGTTCAAAACACCGCCATCTACTCCAAACAGATTCGACCCCCCAGGTGCCCCTGTGAAGCCGGCGTTGACCAAATCACAACCATTATCGACTCTATTGACCCCGCCCTCTAGTCTACCCGCATACGGATTAGACCCACCAGGTGCCCCCGCGAAGCCGACGTCGACCTCGCAACCATTCTATAATTTGTTCACCCCGCCCTCTAGTCCACCCGCAACAACCCAACCAGGTGCCCCAATAAAGCCGACTTGGACCAGATCGCCACTGATCCCAACTATCAACACCCCGCCATCTAGTCCACCAGTGAACACTGTCCCGAATGCCCCCATGAAGCCACAATCGCCACCCATGTGGCAGGACGGGAACGGGTCTAAATCAACAAAGAAAATCGGTAAAACAGTTGGACAAAAACAAACCAGAGAAACCAAACCGGCCAAATCCACCAAATCCACCAAATCCACCAAATCCGCCACCAAAGAAACCAAACCGACTAAAGAAATCAAACAAAAAATCACTAAGGGTAAGAAAACACAAAACTAAACGGTTCAATTGAAGTATATAGTCGAACAACTGTGATCCAATCGTCTCATGGAATCGGTTACGACGCAGATGTCGTCATGTTTTGATACACCACTTGATTCAATATGCTGTTCGTTTTTCTTCTTGATCTGTTTCTGATGGCAGTTCATGGCAACCTCGACATCGTCGAAGTTTTGATCAATGTATTTTAATATTCCGTTGTCGATCGCCCACTTGAAAAAATTTAATTGGCCTATCGTGGTGTTGATGGTCGGGTAAGAACCGTCGGGATCAAGGTTAAAAGAAATTCGTTGTCGTCTTCGAAATGGATCGAATTTCAACTTTTTGTATGCCTTCAACTGTGAACGATAATCCTGATATATTCCTTTCAGTCGCTTGTAGTGCGGGTGTGGGTCTTTTATGTTTTTACAGTAGTTTGTTATGAACCAATCGATCAATCGAAGCGATATCTGCGAAGGGCCTGCTATTATTTGCATTAGGTTAGTGACATTTCTCTTATCTTCATAAAAATATTTGAGAGATACGAGTAGTAGCTCGGCAGAGTTATTCATCCTTCCTATGTAATCGAGTGTTTCCCTTAAGTAGTTTTTCGACATGTACCAACGCCAGCAAGAATGCATCAGCTAAGTCGTCTTTTTTCTTTGAATTGTTAAAATATTCAAATGTTTCGACATCAGCCAAATGCCGGTCGCGTATCGTGTTTGACGTGCATTCGATAGATACTTTTTTATTATATGTATACTTAGATTTGTACCGTTCCTTTAACTCCTGAATCAAATTCGGACAACTTTCGTTCGTTAGTTTTTCTGCTAATTTTACCTTTGTCGAAGCACCTATGAATGATAATTTGATCTTTCTATCTGAGTCCATGTTGCGCACGGCAAAGAAGGAATACAAACACATCTGAATCGATTTCATTGTCGGATTCTTATAAACAGGCTGGTTTTCTATCACTATATTCGTAATGTCCATGTCGTCATTGAAATGATGCTTTAAGTGATCGAATAGCGATACCGCCAAGACATGGAAATCCTTACACATCTTTGGGTCGATTCCTTCCGTGATATCTATGATACCCCAGTGTCTTATTTTCGAATCTTCATCTAGACCACAATATGAAAGATGCTTGACACCCACATCAAATGCAATTGTTAACATCGAGTGGTTTTTTATCTTCGTAAGATATTAATTGACTGATGAAGTTCACACGTGGCCCCGGGAGAGTGCCTTCGATAAAAAAAAGCATGATGTTATGGGTCATTTTGACACTGTTTTTGATCATAGTGACCTACTACACCGTGGTTTCTAAACGAATGCCGGTCGAACAATACAACCCCCCATCTCCATCTCCCGATGACGAAACCGTTTATTGTATAATGATTACAAGTGACAAAAGACACAGATTCATGCTTCACAGTGTGTCAAATTTTAAGGAACAAGACTATGTTAAAAAAAAACTTGTCATAATATCTGAATCCAAAATGACAGATCCTATACTTGATGACGAACGAATTTTACAAATACCCGTACCTCGGAAACACTCCATTACCCTGGGGCGATTGCGAAATATTGCGTTCGAATTCATTCCGGATAGAGCCATCTTTACTGTGTGGGATGACGATGACATTCGTTCACCGGATTATATTTCCGTGTTAAAGCAAAACCTCGGGCAGGACGATTATGTTATGATATCTAAACGGATCGAATACAATTTGAACACAAACTTCATCTGGGTAATGGAGTTGAAGCCGGGGTTCGTGCTGTACTTTGGAAGAAAGTTTGATGGGTTGAAGTATGAAAATGTTGATGTCAATGAAGATGTGAAAATGAGACAACATATAAAAAATCGATACAAATCGAAAGTATTAGATAACGATCCGAAGTTGTACATAAGAGTAGCTCACGACAGTAACACGAGTTTGCTCGTCAATAAGGAAAAAACACACATCAGGAACACAGAACGTAATAAAATGTACTTTGAACATCCAATCAGTCGAGACGATTCACTATATGCAAAAGAAAGAATCGCGAAATTTAACTCTTTCATGAATCAAACATCATAAATCAAACATTAAACACTAGATCGATGACGCAGAAGATGTAAAATGTCACTATCGCCAAGCAAGACGTCAAAACACCCACGGAATATATCGTACTACCATTCTCATGTACTCCGAATTTTCGCAGTTGGCCTTCGTGGTCAAAAGCAATACCTGGTTTTATAAGAAATACAAGTATCATTGACAACACGAAAACCAGAACACTATATGATATTCTCGAGAACATCGATATTAAGGTATCAAAATATATTTTTTTCTTGTCATAGGTAGAAATGAGTTCAATCACAACCCTTGCTGTGATGAAGCCGCAGCAGAAGCACAAGCTAGCTGAGCCGAAGCAGCAGCATGATCATTACATTAAACTCAAAAACACATATAAATGTTATGTGACAGATGCTGCGAAAACCGTATCAGTTTTGTCTTTGCTATCGGGTGATCCCAATATCGTAGTGTCAATATGCCTTGGAACGGTGTGTTCGCAGGCTTATACTTCGGAATTCGTCGCCTATGTCGATGACATAGAAAACAGGAAGCTTCCTGTTCACATCATGGTACCGGTTTGCATGGTTTTGATTGAGGCTATCGTGAATCACAAAACGAGTTTGGATTTGGATTACCTACAGACATTCGCTGGATTTTTCAGTTACAGGTTTGCAATATTAAAAATGTTATTCGACGACTGCAGAGGCAGTGTGGAGTGAATAGATTTTTTTGGTTTATCGTAATTTTTTCATTGAAATCGCGTTGCCCAAATCGGATAATTCATTGATTTTGCTTCACCAAACGCGCCATTCCCAGAAATGCCACTAAACCAAGTTTCATCTGGTATGATTAAATCGCCATTCATATATTTATATAACATACTCATCACCGATTGATCATGTCGGTGATTTTCATTTTCAGTTGTATGAACATCCGTATGGATTGTGGGATCTTCACTTAACATCTTTAAGTGTTCTGCAAAAAAATTCATCACAAAACTTGTCTTCCTCATTATTAATATTCCACTTAATAATTGATTATGCTGTAAGTACTCGTCTACTTTTACTGCGTATCTACTCTCAAAATAATTTAGGAAATGTTTATTGGTGTAAAATTCCTCTTTGCAATTATCTCCAAGTTGAAATCGTAACAGTCCTGTCCAATGATTATTTACCATTTCGATATACTCGTTGAATCTTTTCTTGGCATTTGCTCTGTGATTTATGCTACACCCTGCATCAACATACACTAATATATCATTATCTTTCAATGTTTTTAACTTTTCATATATTATGTACGGTTTCCAAACCCAATAACCACCTCTTGCCATCCCCCAAACGCTGCCGACCTTTTTAATGAAGTCTTCATCTACATCTTCTTCGGTGACACATTTGAATTCATCAAAGTAACCACTACAAATCCCTTGCTCTTCTATCTTTGATTTGCGATTTTTAAAGGTTCTGGAGGCATATGAAATCCCATGTACTCTTTGTTTTTCGACCATGTTCAATTTCGATTTTATTGCCCATTCTAATGTCTTGTAGTAATTATCCAATACAAATTTACTTTCTCTCTTGAAAACATCTAATAGTATTGTTCGGTGTAATCCACTCCTCACTTGTTGTCTCATTAATTCTTCGTTTTCTACATTCACAAATATGTAACTTTCCTGATCCAAAACGTTCTTCTCGGGATAATCACTCCCCCAATACAATGGAATACAACCTCCCTCTATCCCATGCATGATCTTCTCCGTGCAGTATCCTACACTACTCGAGTTCTCTGGACATATTGTGTATTTCGATTCGCTTATGAAATTCAATTTGTCTTCCCACCTATCTCCTAACACGATTCCATTGGGTTTGTGTCCTCCAACACAATGCACCTCTCCATATTTGCTTAATTCATCCAATATTTTCCCTCTCGCGCCGTTGCGATCATGTCTACATACCAATGTGCCGAATTTTGTTTGTTTATTTATATTTTCTGATCTTTGTGTCAATAAATGTGTGATAAAGTTGTCTCTGTCGTTTTTCATGTTGTAATAATTGTAATAGGTGATCCATAACGGTAATCGTATTTTATCATTGCCAAAATCTGTCGAATGAAATCCTAATCGAAGATCAAAGATGTTTCTCATATATTCTTCGTCGTTCAGATGACTGTATTCTGGTCGCTCTAAATTTTCTCCCGTGAAAAAGATTTTGATTCTCGCTTTGGTCTTCTTAACTTTTTCCACATCTCCGAAGCAAGAACAGAATAATATATCTATTCCCACCGTATCCGCTGAGACAAATTCGACTTCTTTGTCAAATATACTGGAACAGTAATTATAGAGCCAGTAATCGACCTGTTCTTTTAATGGCCAAAAATTTACATATGATACTTTGATTGACATAGGAGTGTATTTCCATATTATAACCTAATTTGACTACTGCAATAAACGCATTCGAAGACGCACACTTCGATCCTGTGATCCGACACTATCATATTATCTCGATCAAATCGACATGACCTAACATATGTCGTCTGCAGCACATCTTCGTCAGACCGAGTTTGTTTAGAATTTCACCGTAGTTCGCGTCATAAAAAGCCAAATTCTCTTTCTCCTCCTTTCCGCCCACAGCTTTCATGTTCTCGATTTTTTCTCGCTCTTCCACGAAATATTCCCACTTATCTCCAAGTACCTTCCCACATGTGAAACAACGTACTGGAATAATCATTAAGACATATGACACCATAACTCTTTAAATGACTTTTTGATTTTACAAAAGGTCATCCAATGGCGACTTGAACTGGCAAACGGCGTCTTCATAGTGAACATAATCAACAGATTTTGCCCCGCTCTGCATAAATGTATCTCGCAATTCAATCACTTCGACCAATGATGGTGGCATGAAATCTTCTGGACTGTTTATACCAAGAATGAACACGCGTTTATTTGATAGTTGATCTTCCATAGAACGGATGGCTTTGAGTTCTTCTTCCCAAAGATACTTATCACCTATAACAAGACCGTCGAAATCTCCCGCCGCGTAGCTTTCCTCGCGATCCTGGTCGTCATCTCTTACTCGGAATAAAAATCCAACAGCTTTCGCAGTGACTGTCCGTCCACGAGAAAGATGGAACTTTCGGAGAGGACTTTTCTTATAGCCATTGCAATGACCATGCTTTCGCCCATGGCCATCACTATGAGAGGGACGCGACGGTTTGGTGCTCGAGACGGCGAGTATGTTCATTTGTTTGGGTGCGTGCGGTTGTGTTCGCGGAATGAAAGTCGAGAAACATAAAAAATAGTTTCAAGAAATATATTTGTGTTGAAATATCCGAGAAAAGTATGTAAAACTCTCAATAACAGATCAATCTCAAAATATGTCGTTGTACTTTCTTTGATTTTTGAAACAGCAAAATCGTAGTTCTATCAGATGATCCATATTACTGAAATCATAGTCGTTTCCATCGTAATCTGAGAATCTAATGCGAAGTGTTCTCATCGCGGGTATCGGAGGATTATAGTGCTTTATGTAACTCGCGTCCGTGTATTTGGACTCCAGATCGTCCTTCTTTATTATCGCAAAACATTTGTTCGTCGCATCGTTTTCACTGTAATTTAAACTTGTTTGCCCAAGATGAAGCGAGATGTATCGATCCGTTCGCAAGTCGGCTTGATATGGAAATGGATGTACTACCCGATCACCTGCAAACACGAATGATTCAGAAGGCTTCAACCCTAAAATTTTAGTCAATGGCGACTTCGTTTTACCACGGTCTCCCAGATTCGCAACGTAATATGTAGGAGCCGTATGATCATAACCACCGCTGCGTATTGGCTTTTCCGCTGAACTTGCCGAGGTGTTTCCTTCACTGAATATTATCCCACCACTTCCCAATGTCGTCATCACGGTCACTTTGTTTTCCTGTTTCGATACCCCAAATGTCGTCGACGTATCCGAATTTTTATCATTCAACTCTTGGACAATCTCTTCCAATGTATAACTTCCAGGTGATATGACTATTATAGTATAAGCTTCCCTCCCCACATATGTATTAAACCTCGTTGAATCGCCTATAATTGCATACTCCAATACATTATTGGTCTCGCTTATAAGATATTTCGTGAATGGAATATCAAAACTTATCAATTCAACAGACTGAACGTCAGTCACATCCTCCGATAGAGGTAAATCATACTTATTTGGATGTGGAAAGTAGTCTAAATTTCTATCTCTGCTGTCGATAATGTAACGGTAGTACCTTTTGTTGACGTCCTTATCCGATCTCGACGGAGGTTCAATCAGAGCATGGGCTTCCATGAACTTCTTCGTCTCTTCTAGCGACCCTAAACTCATATCGATATTGATTAATCCAGATATTTTTATTTCGAATTCTCGACGAGATTCTTATTCACTCTGTACCAATTTCAACATGGATTTCCTTCGTTTTAGAGCTTCTCTTTTCGTATTGATACAATCGCATCTGCATCTTTGACACTCTCGGATACTCTATACCTTTTTCAACAAAAAGAAAA